CAGTTGATTTAGTTTCATCTATTGGTGAGAAAAAAGATATTCCTCTCGTCCTTAATAACGTAAGTATTCAGGATGATTATGAGGGTGACTTTACAACCAGAAGAGCATTGATTTATACTTTACAATTCACTGCTAAGACTTACATGTTTGGTCCTATTGCGGATTCTTCCGATGGACTCATCAGAAAAGTTCAAGTTGATTATCACACAGAGACTGATCAAACTATTGCTAAGAGAGAGCAAAGATATACTGCTGTTCCCGATCCTATTAATGCTGATCCAGCAGATGATTTTGGATTCTCTGAAGAAACTTTGTTCTTCACAGATTCTAGACAATATAGTCCTACCCAACAAACGGATATTTAATCATGGCTGGATATGATGGTATCGATGATGCATTAGATACAACTAGTGAAACATTAGAAGTAAAACCTGTCAAGAAGCAGAAACCCGATAGGTTGACGAAAAGTGATGTTGACAAAGACTACGAATATACCAGAGGACAACTGTACTCTATCATTGAGAAGGGACAAGAAACTTTAGATGGTGTCTTAGAATTAGCACAAGAAACTAACTCACCCAGAGCATATGAGGTTGCTGGTCAGTTGATCAAGAATGTTTCTGACGCAACAGATAAACTCCTCAAATTGCAAAAGGAATTGAAAGATCTAAATGCTGAAGATAAGAAAGGTCCATCCCATGTAACCAATAACGCATTGATCGTTGGTACAACTGCTGAGTTGCAGAAGTTGATCAAGCAGGGTCTCATGGATGAAAAGAAATAAATAAGTTATAATACTTTGTAGAAAGCATGGCATTGAATGAAAACAAAAGTGGTGATTCTTCTCTGCGTGACTGGTTTGGCAAGAGTAAGTCTTCTGATGGCACCCCTGGTTGGGTTCAATTGGGTGGTAAATACGCAGGAAAACCCTGTGCCAAACAGCCAGGTCAAACCACCAAACCAAAGTGCGGTTCTAGTAAAATGAAACGTGCTCTCTCCAAAGATGAGGAGGAAGCAGCATTTCGTCGTAAGAATCGTCAGGATCCTAATCCCGATAGAAAGGGTAAAGCAATCAACGTAAAGACTGAAGGTGTCTCTACTGATGTTGAGGTTCCTTCAAAGAATCTCAAAGCACTTGCTGCTAGAGCAGTCAAGAGAATTGATGCCGATGTTGATGGTGATGTAGATACCTCAGATCCCAAGACTCAGGAGATGGGTGAATTTATTCCTTCACCTGATGGTAAGAAAAAAATTAAAACTAAAGTGCAGAGAGAATCTACTAAACTTTTGTCTCCCAAAGAACTCCTTGGTGAGAAATGCTGGAAGGGATATACTGCTAAGGGTTTAAAGAAGAAAGGTAACCGTATGGTTCCAAACTGTGTACCTGTTGGTGAGGAAGCAATTGAGGAGAGATCTCTTACTACAGGTGAAGAGAAAGATAAAGAGAAGTATGTAAAAGGTATGAAGAAATCTGTCAAAGATTTCAAGTCACGTTATGGTGATGATTATAAATCAGTGATGTATGCAACTGCCACTAAGATGGCAAAGGAGGAAGTAGTTGATGAGGCAGCAGCATGGACCAGAAAGGCAGGAAAGAATAAGTCAGGTGGGCTCAACGAGAAAGGAAGAAAGAGCTATGAAGCAGAAAATCCAGGAAGCGATCTTAAGAGACCTTCAAAGAAAGTTGGGAACCCTCGTCGAAAGAGCTTTTGTGCGAGAATGAAAGGAATGAAGAAGAAACTCACTTCTTCAAAAACTGCTAACGATCCCGATAGCAGGATCAATAAGTCCCTTAGAGCTTGGAATTGCTGACATGAATGCGATAAAAATTTTAGGTGAATCCACACAAGTAAATGCTGGATCTGGAACATCAGTTCCTGGTTCAGACAATAGTAGTCTTGGATCTGCTATTGGTGCAGAATATGTATTGCTTCAACATAGTCATTCTTCTGATCGTCTTGTAGAAATCAGAACGGGTGCTGGTGTGACATATGGTAGTGTACATCTAGCAGGAAAAGATCCAATTATTGTTTATAAAGCAAGAACGGATTTGATTTATTCAAGTGCATCAGACGTATATGCAACATCGGTAGTGTATCAAGGATAATCTTTTAGTATGAGTGATGACATTTATCTTGGTAATCCGAATCTAAAAAAGGCAAATACGCCGATTCAATTTACCAAAGAACAAGTTACTGAATTTATTAAGTGTAAAAAAGATCCAGTATACTTTGCAGCAAAGTATGTAAAGATTGTCTCTCTTGATGAGGGTTTGGTTCCTTTTGACATGTACAAGTTTCAGAAGAAACTTATCAAGAACTTCCACAATAACAGATTTAATATCTGTAAGATGCCACGTCAGACTGGTAAATCTACTACAGTAGTTTCCTTTCTGTTGCATTATGCTGTCTTCAATGACAATGTAAACATTGGCATCCTGGCAAACAAAGCAGCAACTGCTAGAGAACTTCTCGGTAGGTTACAAACTGCTTACGAAAACTTACCAAAGTGGATGCAGCAAGGTATCATTGCATGGAACAAAGGTTCATTGGAGTTAGAAAATGGCAGTAAAATATTGGCAGCATCTACATCTGCAAGTGCTGTCAGAGGTATGTCGTTCAACATCATCTTTCTCGACGAGTTCGCATTCGTCCCGAATCACATTGCTGACTCGTTCTTTGCCTCTGTTTATCCTACTATTACTTCTGGTAAAAGCACAAAAGTAATTATTGTATCTACCCCTCACGGTATGAATCACTTCTACCGTATGTGGCATGATGCCGAACGTGGTCGAAATGATTATATTCCTACAGAAGTACACTGGTCAGAAGTTCCGGGTAGGAATGCTAAATGGAAAAAGCAAACTATTGCTAACACTTCAGAAGAACAGTTCCGGGTTGAGTTTGAGTGCGAATTCCTTGGATCTGTAGATACATTAATCAGTGTGGCAAAACTGAAGACTCTTGTTTATAATGATCCCATTAAGAAAAACGCAGGGTTAGATATCTATGAGAATCCAATCGATGATCACAGTTACATTATCACGGTGGATACTGCGAGAGGAATTGATGGTGACTATTCCGCTTTTATTATATTTGATATTACCGATTTCCCATACAGGGTAGTAGCAAAATATAAGAACAATGAAATCAAACCGATGCTATTCCCTAGTATCATTCATGATCTTGCAAAGGCATATAATTACGCTTACACATTAATTGAAGTTAATGATATTGGTGACCAGGTAGCATCTATCCTATTCTTTGACCTTGAGTATGAGAACGTATTGATGTGTTCTATGCGTGGACGTGCTGGTCAGATTGTCGGTTCTGGTTTCTCTGGTAAGAAGTCTCAACTTGGTGTCAGAATGACATCGGCAGTTAAGAAGTTGGGTTGTTCTAACCTGAAGACACTGTTAGAAGATGACAAGTTGGCAACATGTGACTATGACATTATTGCAGAGTTGACAACCTTTGTACAAAGAAAGAATACATTCATGGCAGAAGAAGGTTGCCATGATGACTTGGCAATGTGTCTTGTTATTTTCTCTTGGTTGGTAGCACAAGACTACTTCAAAGAGATGACTGAACAAGATGTTCGAAAGAGAATCTATGAAGATCAGAAGAATCAGATTGAACAAGACATGGCACCATTTGGTTTCTTAAATGATGGCATACATGATGATGCTGGTTTTGTAGATAGTGAAGGAACTAGATGGAGTTCTGGTGCTGAATATGGTGACAGATCCTTTATGTGGGAATATCTCTGATGGATATTGAAGAGGAATTTATATTAGAACATCTTCTTTTCAAACAAAGAAAATGTAAAACATGTGGTAAGGTTAAAGATCTTATGACTGATTTTTATTTGACTAGAAAAGACAGAGGTGGAGCTCCATCAGCATATTCTTATGAATGTAAACCATGCACTATTGATAGAGTTCTAAGAAATCGGATGGATAACGACCATGAAGCAAAGTGGGAGTATCCTGACTGGTAGTGTGTTTTCGCAGTGTTTCCGCATCGTAAACATACCTTTTAATAAATAACTCTAGCATAATTTGGACACGAAAGGAGAGAAAGATGCCACTGAATTTAGCATCTCCTGGTATTGTCGTAAGGGAAGTAGACCTTACGGCTGGACGCGTAGATCCCACTTCTGATAAAGTTGCTGGCATCGTTGCTCCATTTGAAAAAGGACCAGTAGAAACTCCCACATTAGTCGAAACTGAAGCAGACTTGCTTAACAATTTCGGTGAACCCCATGCAGCAAATAACCAATATGAGTATTGGTATACTGCTTCTTCCTATCTTGCCTATGGTGGGGTAGCAAGAGTTGTAAGAT